ATTACATTGGCAAGCAAATAGAGCAGGTAATGTGGTTAGTTCGCCAGGGGATGGCTGGTAAGGGTAAAAGGGCTGAAACCCGCTAATCCGCTATTGATCGGCAAAGCTTGTCCTGTCACCTAGTACTAATAGGTAGTATAGGGATACAAGGTAATAAGGTAATGGTGGTGCTTAGTTGATCAATAAGTGGTTATAATTTGAGCATCCAACAGGAATGTGAAAAGCAATGTCGGGATATTGGGGCGAAAGCTAACGATTTGGGGGGTTGAGTACTTTTGCCTGACTAGCGCTATAAAAAAATTAATTGGCTGGACCAGTTCAAGCGCTCCCCCAAACTCGCCCAGTTTGCGCCGTGATCACCCTGATTGGACCCCATTTCTGGGGGTGTCATTAATTACCACGCATCACCATAATGCACCCGAAAACGCTAAGTCATTGATAAATAACGAATCACCTACGCGCATAACCGCCATTATGTTAAATTGGTTATTTTTTGATCAGTTGAAATCGGCGGATCGAGCGAGGCCCCCCGCCCCCTTTTTGAAAAAAAAGCAGAGAAATTTAATTAGACCCCCCTCAAAAATTTTGAAAAGGATTGAATATGCCCAGAGGATGCAAGCCAGGACAGAAGCACTCAGGCCACTTCAGCAAGGGCTTTGACCCGCGTCGTAATTTGAAGGGTCAATATTTATTGCGGGAGAGGGCCACGGTTGAGGACAAGTTCCGTCAGCACTCTCAGGAGGCTCTAGATGCCTTGTTAGCGGTTTTAAAGGATTCTGAGTCCCCTGCTAAGGATGTGGTGAATGCGGCCAATAGCTTGTTGGATAGGGCGTATGGGAAGGCGGTTGATCGGGTTCAGGTAGCGACCTTAGGTAATGATTCGGGTAATACGGCTTCATTAACCCGTGATGAGTTAATGGCGCGGTTGACCCAGCAATATACGGAGCCTGAGAAAGACGTTACTAACGACCTTGAGGACGCTGACGAAGACGCTGATTACGCTGGCGACATTGAAGAGGTTGATTACGAAGAAGTCCCCGAGGACGCCTCAGAACCTGTCCAGCGGATAATTGCTGGTTAAATGGGAGGATTAACTATGAACAGTCTTTCACTAAAAGCTGAAATCACCATGTCCTCGCTCGAGATCGCTGATCTTTGTCGCAAGCAGCACTTCCACGTTATGCGCGATATCCGCGAATTGCTTGGTGAGGCCGCATCCAAATTTGGAGGCAACTATGTAGGCAGGAATGGCGCGAAGTCTCCGTGTTATTGGCTTCCCTTTCGGGAAAGTATGATTGTTGTCTCTGGCTACAACACAGAGATTCGAACAAAAATCATTGACCGATGGCTTGAGCTTGAGCAGACGGCAAAGACCCCTTCTACGGTTGGGAATACGCTTAATGAATTGCGGGATGAGCTTGATCGCCGTGATGAAAAGCTTCTTGAGGCGGTTGATGACAGGATGGGCAAATACGCCACCAGGCGAAAAGATCCATCAAAAGCAACAAAAGGTAGGCTGATGTTGGTTTTTCACACGCGAGGCTCTAGGTGTCCCTGCTGCGAAAAAGAAGTGTCAGACGATCAAATCAACATTGACCACTGGTATGACAACAGTTCTGCTGAGGTGGCGGCTCTTTGGCCCATTTGCATACCTTGCCACAAAGAATTTAAGCACGATGCCGAATATCGACACGATAGGCGGTCACGGTTTGACGCTTTTCACGAATTCAGAAAGACGCTTCCAGGCGAGCAATTGAAGTTAATTTAACAATTAAAGGTTACGGACTTAGGATAAATGCTGGACGATATCAACCCTGACAACCTATCCGACGTAGAGCAACAGTTCTGGGAGGTTGAGCATGCGTTATCTAGCTTAGAGTTATTCCGTCAGTATATGGCGGCATCTGATCACAATGACTTTGTGTTTCCGCATCAGGAGCACCATCGGGTTGTGGCGCATCACTTAGAGCGTGTGGTTCGGGGTGAGATTAAGCGTTTGATGGTGTGTTTGCCTCCAGGTGCGGCCAAATCAACCATTGTGTCCATTCAGTTTGCGACATGGTGGTGGGCGATGAACCCTGAACACCATATTTTGCGTTGTTCGGCCACGCAGTCTTTGGCGGAGAAGTTTGCGCGGCGCTGTCGTGCGGCCATTCAGACCGAGCAGTTTCGGATATTAAGTAGTACGACGATTGACCCCTCTAATCAATCGGTCAGTTCCTTTTCTAACTTGAAGGCGGGGACGATGACGGCGGCGGGTGTGGGAACGTCGATTGTGGGCCTGCGCTCTAATCTGTCGATTCTTGATGACCCTGTTAGCTCGTTTGAGGCGGTGCATAGTGAAACCCAGCGACAGGCCGCGTTGGACTGGTATCGAACCGAATATCGCAGCCGATTAATCCCTGGCTCACCTGAGATTATTGTGACGACCCGCTGGCATACGGATGATATCCCTGGGGCTATTTTGAAGTCCGAAGAGGCTGAGACATGGGAGGTGGTACGGATTCCTATGGAGGCTGATAGCGTTGATGACCCGATTGGCCGTGAGATAGGTGAGCGGTTGTGGCCTGAATGGTTTACGGATCAGATGGTATCGGAGGCCAAGCGTGATCCTGAGCGCTGGGCGGGCATGTATCAGCAAAAGCCGCTGACTAGCGAGGGTGATTGGCTGAATCCTGATGACATTGAGGTGGTGGATAAGGCTCCGCAGATGAATCTGTATGGCGGTTTAGATATTGCGATGACAGAGGGTCGTGGTGATTTCTCTGTTTGCGTTGTGGGCGGGATACACAACGGGGATTTGTATTTGGTGGACATGTGGCGTGACCGTGTGACGCCCGACAATATCGTGACAAACCTGATTCGGCTGCATCAAACGTGGAATATGATCGAGGTGCTGATTGACGACGATGTGGGCGCGAAGGTCTTTAAGAATCTGGCGCATAAGATATTGAGGGAGCAGGGGACGCTGGTGCCTTTGAATGGTATGCCGACACGGGGCCAGAATAAGGAACTCAGGGCGGCGGCTTTTCGGGGCTTGGCGAAAATGGGTGGCGTGAAGATGGTGCGCGGCAACTGGAATACCGATTTATTGCGTGAGATTAGTGAGTTCCCGTTTGGCGACCATGACGACATTGTTGACTGCCTTTCTCTGCTGGGTCGAAGGGCTGCTAGCATGGGTGAGAAAAATGTCAATGCTATAAACGAGAAAAAGGCAATGGAATGTGCGATTATCCGCAAAGATGGTGGTCTTTATACCCGCGAAGCGCTGGGTGACATGTGGAATACACCCCAAAGGCGGGGCCGACAGAGGATTTAGGTATGGATTCGGGTATTGAGTCGCAGGTTGTTTACGAAATGAACCCTGAAGGTGAGAAAACACCTCAGCAATGGGCGCAGCACTGGCAGAAAGAGATTGCCGCAGCGGGTAAGCGTTTAAGGGACTTCCAGTCCAAGGGTAATAAGGTGGTTGACCGCTATCTGGATGAGCGCCGCTCTGCCGATGGTGGCCCGCAAAGCCGTTTAAACCTGTTTTATACCAATGTCTCGACGTTGCAGAGCATGTTGTTTGGCTCAACGCCCCGTGTAGACGTTTCAAGGGCGCACCAAGATCCAGATGACGATGTGGCGCGTGTTGCATCTAACCTTTTCCAGCGTTTGCTAGAGGCCGATTCAGAGCCTTCTGGGGAGGACTTGCCAAGCGTTCTAAAGGCCGCTTTACAGGATCGTTTGCTGCCAGGACTGGGTATGGCGCGTGTTCGCTACACCTATGAGTCTGAGGTTGAGGTTGTGGTTGATCCCATGACGGGCATGGAAATGGAGATGGAGAACATCACCAACGAAAGGGTGCCGATTGACTATGTTCATTGGCAGGATCTTTTGTGGGGCTGGTGTCGGACATGGGATGAGATGCCGTGGCTGGCGTTTAGAAACTATATGACCAAATCGGAGATTGCCGAGCGGTTTGGTGAGGAATATTCGGGAAAACTTGAATACAAAAACCAAACGCCAACGGGCGAAAACGATTCGGATGCGGATCAGGAAAGTTCAATCCAGAAAGCAGCGGTCTGGGAAATTTGGTGCAAGAAATCCAAGAGCGTCTACTGGTGGTCAAAGGGCTGTGACGCGGTGTTGGACAGTACACCCGATCCCCTCCAATTAACGGGTTTTTGGCCCGCTCCGCGCCCAATGGCGGCTAACTTAACAACTAACCTGTTTCGCCCTGAAGCTGACTTTATCTTGGCGCAGGACTTGTATAACGAGGTTGATGAGCTACAGACCCGCATTGCCATTATTACGGAGGCGGTGAAGGTTGTTGGGGTCTATGACGCCACGGCTGGGGCCAGTGTTGGCCGTATGCTGCAAGAAGGTGTCGATAACGACATGATCCCTGTGGATAACTGGGCTATGTTCAGTGAGAAAGGGGGTGTCAGGGGCGCGGTTGATTGGTTCCCCGTGGATACTGTTGTTGGCGTTTTGCAGACATTACAAGGTGTTCAGCAGGCTAAAGTCAGCCAATTGTATGAGGTCACAGGGCTGTCTGACATTATGCGTGGCGCTCAGACTGACCAATATACAGCGGCAAGTACACAGGCCACCAAGGTCAAGATGGGGTCTATTCGGGTCCAGGCGCTGCAAGAAGAGTTTGCGCGGTTTGCCAGTGAGATTGAGCAGCTAAAAGCTGAGGTTATCGGCAAGCACTATACGCCGCAGTCGATTGTGACCCAATCCGCGGCCATGTATATGCCGCAGGTTGATGCGCCTTACGTTGAGCCTGCCATTCAGTTAATGAAGTCACCTGATTGCAAATGGCGCATTGAGATCCGTCCAGAATCCATTGCGATGCAGGATTACGCGCAAGTTAAGCAGGAAAGGACTGAGTTCCTGATGGCAATGTCGCAGTTTGTGCAAAGCGCACAGGCGGCGGTTAAGGTTATGCCCGAGGCGCTACCGATTCTGATCGGCATGATTAAGTTCACCATGAGCGGCTTCAAGGGTGCTGCATATCTTGAGGGCATGATGGATCAGGCGTTGGATTCTATCCAGCAGTCGCAGGCCCAGCAAAAAGGTCAGCCACAGCAGCCTTCACCCGAGCAGATGAAGGCTCAGATGGAGCAGCAGAAGATGCAGATGGAGATGCAGAAGGCGCAAATGGAGCTTCAGAAGATGCAAATGAAGGCTCAAGCGGACATGGCGCTCCAGCAGTCCAAGCTTCAGGGTGAGATGGCGAAGATTCAGGCCGACAGTCAAGCGGACATGACCAAGGAGCAGGTTGCGTCACAGAACAACTTGGCGGCGATTGCGGCCCAGATGAATGCCCGACTGCAAGAGAGTCAGGCACAGTTGGCGGCTGATCTAGAGATAGAACGAGCGCAGGCTCAATACGATGTAGCTTCACAGCAGATAGAGCATCAAAACAACATGACGGAGGCGGCATTCACCGCCAGTCAGAATGGGGCTTATAATGGCTGAGGACGATAAGTGGGATAAGTTTTTAGGCGATCTTGAGTCTGCCCTATCAGAGGCTGGTGGCGCTCAACGCAAGGCAATGTCGCGGGCTGAAGAAACAAAGCAGTTGTTTATTGCTGACCAGCTTCGTCGGAAATACATGCTGCCTGATGACGAGGAATTTGCGGATGTATTAGGCACGTATATGGCGGGAGATATCGACCCATCAATAGCCAATCATTTCGCGTTATCGGACCTTCCTGACGGAGCTAGTCTGGCCCTTAGAGGAGCGCACAACCCCTCTGATGAGGTGATTAGAGAGCGCTATGACTACGAGGGCATCCCTATAGAGTTGTCATATGAGCCTGGAAGCGTGAATGCGTTGCACAAGAACAATATCCCATCTACTTGGTCACATGAGTATCGGCACAGAAACTATCCTGAGCTTTCAGAGCGACAGAATAGGTTTGCTGACATGGTGGCGGCACAAAGCGATTACGATGTTGACAGATCGCTTCGCAATTATGCCCACCAAATGCGTTACGGCGGGAAAGTCTCCGAAAACCTTGAGAAAATAACAGATGTTCTGGAAACGGCAGATCTAGTTAACCGCAGCATGGGGTTGGCCGATTATGCGGTTCCTGTTGTGGAAAAAGAGTCGGGGCGCGAATACCAGGATGTTCTTGAGGATTCCTCAGTGCGAAAGTTTTTGCAGGATGCCGAGAATCTCGATGAATGGAACGAGGGTCTTTCGAATCGCAATAAAAAGAGGAAGGCGGGAAAGCCAGAATCAATTATTGATGCCATTAGAGCGGCTTACGAAAAACTAGGGTTGTAACAACACTGGAGGCGGCACTCAATGCCCAAATATCGACAGGTTCTCGACAGCGAGACAGGTAAGTATGAATTGGTTGAAGTGGGGGCTGCTGTCACGCGCACCTCTCACGCTATCCACGGCGACATAGACGCTTTCAAAAGCGTTGTTGATGGCAGTGTGATTTCTGACCGCAAGCAGTTGCGGGAACATAATTTGCGTAACGATGTTGTGCAAACTGCGGACTTAGGTGGTGTTTCGCCTAATGTTCGGACGAAGGCAGGTTGGTCACGAGAAGTTAAACAAGCGATTTATGAGCGAATCAATCAATTGGAGAGACAGCAATGAGTGAAGAAGACACAAGCTTAATGGACGAATTAACCGCCGCATGGGAGGAACACGAGAATGTCGAAGTATCTGAGGACGCGCCAGATGAACCCGCAGGTGAACCCTCTGCCCCCGCAGAGCCAGTTGAAGCCAGTACCGATGGCGCTGGAATCATTCCGCAGGTCGAAGGCGGTGAACCCGCAAACGTCAGCCCTGAAAGCCCCGCTAGCGAAGCCGCTCCCGTAGATGAAGCGCCCAAAGGCTTGTCGGTTGGGATGCGCGAGAACTGGAAGAACCTAGACAGTCAAACCAAGGACGAGTTTAGGCGCTATGAGGAACGTATTGGTGGCATGGCGCAAAAGTATGCCCATGACGCTCGACGCGCTCAAGCAATGGATAAGGTGATGCAGCCTTATAGTCAGTTGATGCAGATGAACGGCGGGCCTCAGAATATTCTGCCAGGGCTATTGCAGACAGGCGCGGCATTACAGACAGGCAATGAGATTGAGCGGGCCAGGACCGTTGCGGGCCTAATCAGTCAGTTTGGTGTAAATCCCGCCCAAGTTGCTGACTTCCTGGATAACAAGACGCCAGCGCAGAGCAACAAGTCTAAGATTGACGATTTGTTTAACGAGCGCTTGGCCCCAATCCAGCAGCAATTAGCACAATTCCAGCAGAGGGAGCAGCAATTCCAGCAGCAGGGCCAGCAAAAGGTGGCAGATGATATTGCAAGCTTCTCAGCAAGCCACGAGTTTTTTGATGAGTTAAGAGAGCCTATTGCAGACATTCTAGACATTGCGGCCCGTAATGGTCGTGAAATGAGTCTAGAAGAGGCTTGGGAGCATGCTCGTTGGCAAAACCCAGAGATTCGTAAAGTGTTACTTGCACGACAATCTCAAGGTCAGGTCCAGCAACGTAAACGTGCCTCTAGCTCTATACACGGAACCCCTGGTGGCGAGGGTTCAAGTGCGGCCCCAGCAGACCTCAGAAGTACATTAGAGCAGGCTTTTCAAAACGCTAATCGTATGTAATACTTCAAGTAATGCTCTATCACTCACAATGGTAGAGCTATAAATTTAAGAGGTCATTCAAGGGACTTCTATCAGCCAAAGCCTCTCACGCGGCTAGGGTAACGAGTTGAACTTTCAGGCTTTTGATAGGAGAAAATACTATGGCCTTTGCAAATGTGAGCGACATCGTCGCAACCACCATTGAATCTCGCAGCAAATCCGTTGCGGATAACGTCACCAAAAATAACGCACTGCTTTCGCGTCTTGAGCAAAAGGGAAAGGTTAAGCCTTTTACTGGCGGCTCCAAGATTATGCAGGAGCTTTCTTTCGCGGAAAACTCTAACGCAGGCTACTACTCAGGTTATGACATTCTGCCCGTTGGCGTGAGTGACGTAATCTCTGCGGCTGAGTTCCAAATTAAGCAGGCAGCGGTTCCTGTTGTTATCTCAGGTCTTGAGATGCTTCAGAACAGCGGTAAAGAGGCGATGATTGACTTGTTAGAGTCACGCATCACTGTTGCTGAGTCTACTTTGTCTAACCTGATCTCTTCAGGCTTGTACTCTGACGGTACGGGTTCTGCGGGCAAGGAAATTGACGGACTGGACGCAGCGGTTCCTGTTGACCCCACGACTGGCACGTATGGCGGCATTGATCGCGCTACGTGGACATTCTGGCGCTCTGCTACTGACACAGCTACGGCAATTGACGCCTCAACTGTTCAGGGTGCAATGAATGCGATGTGGTCTAACCTGGTACGTGGAACTGATCGCCCTGATTTGATCATGGTTGATAACACGTTCTGGGCTGCCTACACCGAAAGCCTTCAGGCTATTCAGCGCTTCACCGACTCCAGTTCTGCTGCTTTGGGCTTCCCAAGCATCAAGTTCATGGATGCCGATGTGGTTCTTGACGGTGGTATCGGCGGTTACGCAGAAGCGGGTACAGCTTACATGCTGAACACCGATTACTTGCATTACCGACCACACTCAAAGCGCAACATGGTGAATCTGTCACCTAATAAGCGTTACGCAACCAACCAGGATGCTGAAGTTAGCATTTTGGCATGGGCTGGAAACCTCACCTCTAGCGGGTGTCAGTTCCAAGGTCGTATCACTTCAGCGTAAGCATCAGGGGGCTTCGGCCCCCTTATTTCTTTACTAGGAGGCCACATGGCTAACTCACCTAATACTTACTTTGACCCTGCTGCAATTGTTGCCCGCGAAGGCGAGACAGTCCCTGCGATTGGCTTCGGCTTTAACGCAAATGGCGGCATGAACTACGGTTCTTGTCAGCCAGGAATCGGCATCGCAACTGATCAGCCGAACCTTACGGGTGACGCTAACCAGTGGACGCTGCTGGATCAAGACGGCGCTGCACGTACTCCGCAAAACTCTCAGTACATTGGCGACGTTATGACGCCTGCGCTGATTGTGGCAAACACCACTGACGGCAATGTGGATTCGCCCGCTGACGCAACGCTTGCAACCTTGGCGGCTGGATGGACTGGCGCAGCAGCACCTTAAACATTAATTCTCTGGAGGGAGAGACTTATGGAAGCTGATTTCGGCACAACAGACATGGCGATGAGCCGCAACGGGGCGGCAAGTGGGGACGATACCTTAATGGTGCGTTTCTTTTTGCACCCCAGAGAGAACGCGGCAAAGAGCAAAGAGGCAGGGCGTCCTATATTTGAGGAAATCCCGTATGTCTCAATTAAGCAGCCAGGGCAAAAAGATAGCGAAGTTATTGCTCCAGTAAGGCAGAAGCACAAAGAGCGCTTTCCTCGTCACTGGGCGATGTTCGAGGCTAAGAAAGACCAAGAGGCTGTGAGCGGTACGTTGCTGGAAGAGTGGCCTGGGGTCACCCGATCTATGGCTGAGGAATTAAAGCACTACAACATTCGGACGGTTGAGCAGCTTGCAGGCATGAGTGATGCCAATGCCCAAAACATGATGGGTATTAACGGGCTGAAGCAGAAAGCAAATGATTGGCTTGAATCAAGTGATAACCAAGCCTCTGCCATTGCGCTGCGAGAGTCCACAGAAATGAATGAAATGCTGCTTAAGGCAATTGAAGACATTAAGAAGCAGTACGAAGAACAGACTGAAGTAATCGCGCATTTGAAGGCGCAGTTAGCGGAGTAACAATGTATGGCCCGATTTGAAACCGCGAATGCACTGATTAACAGGGCTGCTGTTGAAGTCGGGCTAAACGCCGATACTGATCCTGTCGCTTCGCCTGATGAAACCTATATCCAGATGCAGGCGCTACTGGATTCATTGGGTCAGGAGCTAGTTAACTTATACGACTGGCCGATTCTTGTTAGAACGCTGACGATTGACACCTCTGTTGATGATTCGGGCGTTTATGATCTGCCTGAAGACTATGATCACATGATTAATCAAACAGCATGGGACATGAATAACACAGTCCCTGTCAGTGGCCCTTTATCACCTCAGCAATGGCAATATTTAGAAGGCACTAACCTTGTCAGCCAAAGCTTGTATGCGTCATTACGCCAGTTTGATAACAAGATTGAAGTTTACCCACAGCCCGCACCGCCTACCATTATTACGCTTGAGTACATATCGCGTAATTGGGTAATGGAGCAAGGGCAAACTGCGCCAAACCTTGACAGCGTTTCAACGGGTTCGGACTTCATAATGTTTGACCCCTTGTTGGTTGTGAAGATGCTTAAGCTTAAGTATTTGCAGGCCAAGGGGTTGCCCGCTCAAGACGCTGCAATGGAGTTTGACACTATGCTCCAGTCTCGCATGTCTAAGGCCCAGGGCGCACCCATGTTAAACGCAGGCCGATCTATGCGCGGCTACCATTACCTTAATGGCTGCAATGCGCCAGACACGGGCTTTGGTGGTGTTCACTGATGTATTCTCGCCAACGCACATTGACGCGATACGGGAGGGCGGCACCGCCTTCCACGCAGTCTATGACGGTTCCAGCACCAGTTGGTGGGATTAATGCGTATGACTCGCTTATGCAGATGCCCCCTAACGACTGCATTTATGCTTATAACTTAATGCCTGTTGAGTACGGGCTGCGGCTGCGAAAAGGTTATACGGAGTGGGCGACAGGCTGTTCTGAGAGTACGGAGCGCGGAACAGCCGAAGTCAGGACTGTTATTCCTTACGAGTCTAATGTTAATGATGTAGTCAATGATCGCTTATTTGCCGTCACTGATGAGGGCATTTGGGACGTAACATCAAAAGGTGACAACACGCCCGCACAAGTTGCAGTATTTACGGAGCTAGGTGACGAGGCTGGGCGGGGCGTTTGGTGCGAATATACAGGCGCTGCTGCGGACGCGCCTGCTGCGGGTTCCAGAGGCCATTACTTATTTTATGCCGATGGGCGTAACGGCATTTGGCAATACACCGAAAACACGGGGCTATGGACTCGACCCCCTGTTGGCGTTGCCGAGACAGACTGGTATTACCTTGACCCCGCTGACGGGACAACCAAGATTCCGTTCCCTGTTGATAACGTGTCCTACGTTATGGTGTTTAAGCAGCGTATCTGGGTAATTCTGGAGAATGATGACGATGCCTATTACCTACCTGTCGCCTCCATTTCTGGTGAGCTTACGCGCTTTACATTTGGCTCGAAGCTCCCTCATGGCGGTGATCTGCGTGGTCTATGGAGTTGGACTCTTGATGGGGGTGCTGGTATTGATGATTATCTTGTTGCTATCTCACGGGGTGGGGACGTTGTTATTTATCAGGGTGAAGACCCTGAAATC